TGTTGAAAAAACTCCAGCATCTGGATCAGCGGTTAATTTAATTGAATCTAAAACGTATGAAAATCCTCAGTTCTTAAGAATGAAAGATTTAATGTCAAAAATAAAATAAAAATAAACAAAATAAAAAATAAAAACCAAAAAAATGGGAGCATTATTAGAATCAGGTCTTGTTGGTAACATCGGTTTGAAACACCTTAAAGTTATCAAAGAAGATACTATTAACAAATGGGATAAATTAGGATTCCTTGAAGGTCTTAGAGGCCACCTAAAAGAAAATGTAGCTCAGTTATATGAAAACCAAGCTTCATTCTTAATCAACGAAGCAACTTCTGATGGATCTTCTGGATCTTTCGAAACTGTTGTTTTCCCTATCGTAAGAAGAGTATTCTCTAAATTGTTAGCGAATGACATCGTATCTGTACAAGCTATGAACTTACCTATCGGTAAATTGTTCTACTTCGTACCTAAAATCCAAGGTTATAGTGGTGGTACTTTCACAGGTGCTTATCCTACTAACTCTGGTGACCACTACGCACCTGTAGGTTCTCCTGGTAACTATCCTGGTAATCCTAATAGTGGTTATGGTGCAGCTACTGACACTGGATCATACAATCCACAATACCAAAAGAATCTTTATGATTTATTCTATGAAGGTAATGAAGCTGGTTTAGACCCTGCTGGTTTATTCGACTATTCAAAAGGTCGTTGGTCTGCTGTTACAGCTAACACAGTTGTTCAAACTTGGTCTAATGGTTCATTAACTAATTATGTACCTGAAGCGGGTAACTACAGAAAAGTAATTATGAAACTTTGTGGATGGTCTTCATTCCCAGGTTATGGTAAATTAATCGGTCCTGATGGAAACGAGGTTGATTCTGAAACTTTCTTAGCTGACCTTAAAATCTTTGCAACTTCAGCACTTTCAGCTTCAACTACACCTTGTAGTGTATTGAAAAACTCTGCAGGTACTTTCGTTCCTTTATTGTTCAGAGTTGTTACTCAACAATATGGTAAAGGTATCGTAAATCCTACTTATTCTAATTATCAAACGACTTGGCCTACAAATGGTAATGGTGGTCAGTTTGATAATGTTTGTGATGCAAATGGTTGTATTTACTTAGAAGTTGACTTATCTTGTCCTGTATGTGCTGATTGTAACGCAACATCTTTAGATGGTTACACAGGTACAACAATTTCTTCAGGTACTTCTGGTACATCATTCGTTGCTGTATGGAGAAGATACGAAGAATTAGAATTCGAAGACAAAATTGGTGAAGTTTCTTTCGACCTTGAATCAGTAACTGTTTCTGTAAGTGAAAGAAAACTTAGAGCTCAATGGTCTCCTGAATTAGCACAAGATGTTGCTGCATTCCACAACATTGATGCTGAAGCTGAATTAACTGCACTTCTTTCTGAACAAGTTGCTGCTGAAATCGATAGAGAAATCCTTCGTGACCTTAGAAAAGGTGCTGCTTGGAACTTGAGATGGGATTACAACGGATGGAGAAGAATCTCTACTGGTGGTGCTATCGCTTACACTCAAAAAGACTGGAACCAAACATTAATCACAGCTATCAACCAACTTTCTGCTCAAATCCACAAATCAACTCTTAGAGGTGGTGCTAACTGGATTGTTGTATCTTCTGAGGTTTCTGCAATCTTTGATGACTTGGAATACTTCCACGTATCAAATGCTTCACCTGAGCAAGACCAATACAACATGGGTATTGAAAGAGTAGGTACATTAGCAGGTAGATACCAAGTATATCGTGACCCTTACTTCCCACCTAACCAAGTGTTAATCGGACATAAAGGTACATCACTTCTTGATACTGGTTACATCTACGCTCCGTATGTTCCACTTCAATTGACACCTACAATGTACAATCCGTTCAACTTTACACCAATCAAAGGTATTATGACTCGTTACGCCAAAAAAATGGTGAACAACCGCTTCTATGCCAGAATTACAGTTGATGGAGTTAGAACATTTGATTTACAAGAATTGAGATAATCAATCTTAGTTAATATTAATCGGAGGGACAAGTTTTTGTCCCTCTTTTTTTTATCATTATTTAAATAATTGACTTTATGTTTTTATTTCATATATATATTATATATGAGAAAGATAGAAATAGAAAAAAATATAGTAGATGAGATTATAAGACTATACAATGAAGAAATGTTGGGTAGCCCATCCATATCTGAAAAATTAGGAATTAATAAACATATTGTTTTACGTGTTTTAAAAGAAAATAATGTAAAAGTTGGTGTACCTGGTCAAAAATACAAAGGAGGAAAGAAGATTGCAAGTAGGAAATACCAACTTAAAAATCAGACTAGATTATCAGAATACCACAAAGAATGGCAAAAAAACAATAGAGACAAACTTAATTCATATCACAAAGAATGGAGAGAAAAAAATATAGATAAACATAGAGAAACCAAACGTGAATATCAAAAATACAAAAGACATACTGACCCCCTCTATAAACTCATCTCCAATTTCAGAACTGCAATATACATTGTATTAAAAGAGAACAATTTACAGAAGTATGGACACTACTTTGATATTTTGGGTTATACACCTGAAGACCTTATTGTTCATTTAGAGAAACACTTTAATGAAGGTATGAATTGGGAAAATTATGGTGAATGGCATATAGACCATATCAAACCAATATCGTCATTTATATTTGAGTGTAGTGAAGATGAGGAGTTTAAAAGGTGTTGGTCGTTAGATAATCTTCAACCAATGTGGGGTATAGAAAACATTAAGAAGGGGAATAAATTTTCCTAATTTAATGATATTTATAAAGAAAAAATTATGCAAAATAATTTGTTTATTATAAACGAGGATGAAAGGTCTCGAATATTAAATTTACATATTGATAGAACAAAAAAACAATACTTGAATGAGGGTGTTGTTGATAGTGGTGAATGGTTGATAACTGAATGGTTATCACCTGACGAGAGGTATGTAATATTTTTAGATGAAATTATAGATATAAAGAACAAGACCAGTATTGGTAACATATGGGAAAGTTCTAATAACTTCAACTTTTTTTTAAATCATTGTTTCAAAACTAGTAAAGAAATACCACAAACATTAAGGGAATCTTTAATAAAGAGAACAAATACCACATTATTAATGGAATCTAGTACTAATCTTTATGGATTAAGGGATGCAATTAAGGTTGTAATGATGGAACAAGTGGGAAGTACTTTATGGAATGCTGGTTCTAATTTTGTTAATTGGTTGGGTCAGAAGGGTAGTGAGGCGATACAGAATGTTCAGGATTTTGCTTCAAAGAGTTGGGAAACTATTAAAAACATTGGTGTTAATATCAGTAAGAGTGATTGGTTTAAAGCTCTAGACTTATTGAGGAACGGAATTCTATATGCTTGGAGGAGAGTTAGGGATGCCCTATATCATCCGATTGGTATGGCTATTGATGCAATACTATTGGCATTGGCACCTGAAACTGTGGGTATCACAAAATTGATTGCAATTCTTCCTTGGAGTTTGGTTGTTTCACTTGATATTTATGAGATAGTGACAGGTCAACAAGAGAAAGGTAGAGAGGTTGCACCTTGGCAACAATGGATTTTTTTGGCATTGGATTGTCTTGGTTTGGTCGCAACTGGTAGTGTTGCAAAGGGGGCTAAGACCGCGGTACAAGGTATGAAAAGTGTGTCAGAAGTCGGAACTAATCCTGTTGTTAAAACTGCTCTACAAACTGTTGAAAAGAAATTAGACCAAGTACCTGGTATGATTGATGAAGCTGTTGGAGTTTACAAAGGTAATAACAAGTTTTATCAATTTTTGAATTTTGTAAAAAGTAAGGCTAAGAGTATTATAGATATATTAAAAAAATTAATTACAGCTATTTTGTATCCGAAATCAACGGCAGGTAAGGCAGCAATTGCGGCTTTGACAGGTTTGGCCACATCTTATGGTTTGGATAAATTTTTAGATTGGTTTTTGGGGACAAATCAACAAAAAAAGGAAACAGAACAAGTTACCCCATCAATTAAAGGTGCTGGTGCCGAATATGAAATTTATTAGTAAAAGATATGAAAAATTTAATAACTGAAGTCAAAAAAATAAACCGACTTATGGGTTTAAATCATAAGGATGAAATTATTATGGGTTTTGAGACCTTGGATGAGGGTATTCGTGATAAACTTAAAGGAGTATTGACAAAAGTGTCTAAAAATGAGATAGTAAAAACCGCTTTAAGTAAAACATTAACAGATGATATAGTAAAGTTTGTAAAAATAGGTGGAAAGAATATTGACGATGCAACAGCAATAGAATATGTAAAACAAATAGCAAATGGAACAATAGATACAAAGACTTTAGGTAAAATTAACCAATCTTTGATAAAAAATGGTTCCACATTAGCTGATGATGCGATTGAAGATTTTATAGCAAGTGATGCGTTTAAAAAATTAGCAAATAATTTGGATGAGGGTGAATTCTTTAAAAAATTAACATCAAAAGCAAATGGTTATACATCTGATCAAGTTAAAACAATATTCAAGAAATACAAAGCCAATGGTGGTAAATTTAGTACAAAAGTAAAAACTCCAAAATTTACACCAAAAGACTTAAAAGCACCCGAAGAAATTGCAAAATATAATGAGAAGATAAAGGCTTTCCAACAATCTCAAGCTGCTTTAAATAAAAATATAAAACCAGGTGAGGGAACAAGAAATAGATTAGCAAGGGAGGCAAGGGATGAAGTTATGAAACTGGCACAACAAGCAACGAACAACTTGTCCTCAGGTACAAAATCAAAAATTTTAGAAGCTTTTAAAAATTTAGGACCGAAAAGTTTAAAATTTCTAGAAACTCTAAAAATCGTTGAAAAAAATGCCGTAGGAAAATATCAATTAACGACAATAGGACTTTTGACGATACCTATTGTTGCTGGTGGTACAATTGGTTTAGTTGCTGTCATAATAAATTTTATGAGTAAAGGTGTTGACCCTGAACCTGAGATAAAAACAATTTTGACACAAGATGAACTCAAAAAAGTAGAACAACAAGATGTGAAAAAAGAGGTTATAAGATTTGAGGACGAGGCATACAAAAAGGAAATAAAGGTTGCTTTAGGTAAAAGTCCTGATGAGGCATTTACTGACGAAGACATTAACTTGATTTACAAAAAATTTGTAGATAATAATTTAATCCAAACAAAATGAAAAGATTATTAATAACTGAGGAAGAAAAAAATAGAATTTTAAGTTTACACAAGAAAACTATAGTGGAACAAGATACAAAAACTCCACCTAAGGAAATTGATGTGAATGAAAAATTTAAACAGATTGAAATTGCACTACAACTTCAACCTGATTTATTAGTAGATTTGGTAACAAAGGATGCTTTGGTTAAACAACTTAATACAATTAGAAAAACTGAAGGAGAGAGAAATTTTGAATGTGTGTCCAAACAATTTTATATAACCAAAATAACTTCAGCTAAGGGAATGGACACTGAATACCAGTGGTCTAATTTGAGGTTCAAATTGGATGGTACATATTATGATGTAAACAATCCTAAAGATATTAAAAGTTATTATTGTAAAGCTGATTCTGAAGGTAAGAACACTATTATTTCAACGACTGAACATAACGATATTTTGAAAGATGAATATCCAAAAGAAAGAAAAACAACTGAAATAGAAGTGAGTCAACAAACTCAAAATGTAGAACCACAACAAAAAACTGATACAACTCAAAAACCATCAGAACCTGCGAATGTAGATACTACACAAATCGATACTACACTACAAAGACCTTCACAAGAGGTTGGGACTTTGAGTAGAAGAGAACAAAGACAGAAAGAAAGGGAAGAAAGGAGGTTAGAAAGACAAAGACGAAAAGCTGAAATAGAAGATATAAGTCGTCAGACTCGTGAAAGAATAAAGGCAATAAGACAAAGGTAATTACTCGGGTTTACTCAAAATTCTTATTCCTTTAGAAATAACCTCAGCTTCACCTATTGAGTATAAACCATTATGGTAAGCATATTTGACCGCTTGTACAATAAAGTATGTGGCGGTTTCTTTATTCATAGTATTCAATATGATTTCCAAGTGTTCTTCACTATTAAGGGGAACACTTTCAAATAGTTTGCCATAAATGTTTTCGTTTTCCATTTTGTTTTTTTTGGATATTTATCATATAAATTATAGTAATGATAAATGAAATTATCAAGAAACTTAAATCAGAATTATTAAAAGAGGCTACGGGTGATTCTAGTGGTGGTAGAGGTTCCTTCGTTGTACCTTTGAGACCAGGTAAAAGAATATTTGACGAATCACAACTTGCACCCTTTAATGAACCTGCTTCAAAATATTTTAGTCAGAAATTGGCCACAGATAGTTATGATGGGTCAATGGAGACACCAAAAAAGGAAATAGGTAGGTTGGAGTCAAAAGCGAAAAAAGCTTCCTTATACGCAAAAAATAACCCTATTAGAAACGATGATGATGGTGATAGTATTAATCCATTCCCTGGTCATGAATTTGATAGGCCAAGTAAGAAAGAATCTAATCAACCTTTTAACAAAATAGTGGGGGAAGCAACCTCAAGTAAAGCAGGTGAATATAATGGGCCTCAGGAATTGGGTATGAGAAAATGGAAACATTCCGAAATTGCACCATTTTCTGAATTCGTTGATACTGAAATAAATCACAAGAAGGTAAAGTCATCAATTAAGAACAATATAAAAAAAGTTGTTGGAATGTGGGAGAAAGGAAAAGATGGTAGACATAATGTTGACACCCACGATGTACACACGATTAATGAATGGAAATTTGAAGAGTTCCCAATTATTACTGAAGATTTAGCAGTATGGTTTGGGACAAAGAAAAAACCCAAGGGGTCAAAACAACCTAAAGGACCTTGGGTAAATATATGTAGAAAAGTGGATGGTAAACATCCCCCTTGTGGAAGAAGTGAAGCTGATACAAAGGGATATCCCAAATGTAGAGCCGCTGGTGTTGCGGGTAAGATGAGTGCATCACAGAAACAAGCTGCTTGTGCTCAAAAACGCAGAGCTGAAAAAAAAGAACCAAAAGTGGGTACTGGCAATAAACCTACAATGGTGTCTTACAAACCAAAGAAAAAATAACTATTTTGAAGGGGTTAAATCGGAAAAAGATTTAACCTTTTTTATTATATTTTCTAATGAGTGTTCAATTTGGGACATTATTTGGTCTTCGTATTCTTGTCTAATTGTTTCAACTTTTCCATCATACATTTTTGATAGTCTTTCCCAATTCCTATCACCAACAACAACATCGTAATGATAAACATGATTAGTTATACTAATTGTACCATGGTCTAATATACAAAACAAATCTAATTCGGCATTTTTGATATATCTTTTTCCACTTAATGGTGCTAACAAAAACTTTGACTCAGGATGTGTAATTAGAGACCTTGCAATTGACATACACATTTTTTGTGTCTCTGATGTTTTTTCTTTTTTGGCAACACTATTTCTATTCCAAGTTAACCATTTTACATAAATTCTTTTGATAATCCTTTTGATAAACTTTTCCATATGATAATTTTTATTTTTGATAATGGTCAAAGATAAACTTCAAATTCGACAAAACCAAACATAGGTTGAGATTTTTTTTTTATTATATTAAACTATTTATAAAGAAAACATTTATGAGTTGTTGTAAACAAAGATTGGTTATTTCTGAACAAGAAAAAAAGGGAATTTTGGAGTTATATGGTTTAATTAATGAACAAGAAGAAAAAAAGTTTCAAATATTCGGAAATTCATTTTTTGGTGATGGGAAATGGATGGAATTGAATCCTACAACCAAGAGTGCATTGGATACCCAGATTAAACAAGCAATTGAGTTCCTCAGTAAAAACAAAGGTCAGATTGGGTCAATACAAATAACTGCTAGTGAGTCTCAAGTACCAAATGCGGATAGAGAAAAAAATTCAAAAGAATATGGTAAAGCACTAAAAGTATATGAGTTGTCAAGAAGAAGAGCTGATACTATGAAAAAATATATGACAACGCAGTTTCAAAATGCTTTAAATAATGGGGTGATTTCTCAAATGCCAGTTTTTAAAGAACCTACATTATTAAGAGGTGAAACACCTTATGATTCTAAAAATCCTAATAATCCAAAACATAACGAAGAAAGATATGTGAAGGTTGATGTTTCATTACAAGGAAAACCTGAAGTCAAAAAAACTTATGATGAAGTTAATAAGGGTTGTGCAAGAAATATGAAAATGAGAATTTATACCGACCCAACCATTCACGGAGACCATAATTGTAATTCTTCGGTATTCGAAGTTTACATAAATGGTGTATTGATAAATAGAGATGGTGATAAAATGCCTTATGTTTCACTCAATAATGCTG